CGCCATAGATGGCGCTGCACTCCGCACTGTCACAATCTCATATTACATAGCAAACGAAGGCTTCTCTATTCTTGAAAACTGGGGAGAAATGGGACTGCCTCTTCCCGAACCTATAAAGAACGCACTTTCAAAATTGAGAAAGGATGATAAAAATAATGAAGATAAATAAGCTCTTTTTAACGAACAATGACTGCTATAAGGCAGGGAAGAAAATATCGGTTAAAGGTATTATGGTTCATTCCACAGGTGCAAATAACCCATGGCTGAAACGCTATCTTCACGATGATGGTAAAATCGGTAAAAATCAGTATGGAAACCACTGGAACACAGCTCGCCCCGGCGGGATTCAGGTATGTGTCCACGGCTTTATAGGTAAGCTTGCTGACGGTAGCGTTGCAACATACCAGACGCTACCATGGAATCACAGAGGATGGCACGCAGGCGGTTCGGCTAATAACACTCATATAGGCTTTGAAATATGCGAGGACGGACTCAATGATTCCGCATATTTTAATGCGGTATACAAAGAGGCTGTTGAGCTTTGTGCTTTCCTTTGCAAGGAATACGGACTTACCGAAAAGGATGTTATTTGTCATAGCGAAGGATACAAAAAGGGTATCGCTTCAAATCACGGGGATGTTATGCATTGGTTTCCGAAACACGGAAAGAATATGGACACCTTCCGTGCCGATGTGAAGAAATTACTCAATTCTGATACAGTAGCCGAGCTGACCGAAGTTGAGGATATAGTTGCCGAACTGGTTATGCGTGGCATCATCACAAGCAAGGATTTATGGCTTGAGAAGTTAAAGACAGACTCTAACAGCTACTGGCTTGCAAGAAAGACTGTGAAGTTCTTAAGAGAACGAGGTGTGTAGATATGACGAGTGAGCAATTTGAGAGGGAAAAGAACTATCGTACATCTCTTGCAATTACAAAAAATCTTCTGAATAAAGGCATTATCACAGAGAAAGATTACCGTAAAATTGATACAATTTTAGCACAAAAATATAGACCTATTTTCGGCAGTATATGAGGCTGAAAATCCTTGATTTATTGCGGATTGTACGGTAATATGTGATACAATAAACAATGAATGGAGGGCTTTAAATGGAAAGAAAAATCACGGTAATCAAACCAAAAAAAGAATTGGTTATCAACCGTAAAAAGGTGTGTGCCTATGCTCGTGTTTCATCGGGCAAGGATGCGATGCTGCATTCACTTTCAGCACAAATAAGCTACTACAGCAGTTACATTCAAAAACACGGGGAGTGGCAGTTCTGTGGGGTTTATGCAGATGAAGCAATGACCGGAACAAAGGATAAAAGACCTGAATTTCAAAGAATGATTGCTGACTGCAAAGCCGGAAAGATTGATATGATAATTACAAAATCAATCAGCCGATTTGCGAGGAACACAGTAACACTTCTTGAAACTGTGCGAGCGTTAAAAGAGTTAAATGTTGATGTATATTTTGAAGAACAGAATATCCATACAATGAGCGGGGATGGTGAGCTTATGCTTACCATTCTCGCTTCTTTTTCGCAGGCAGAAAGCCTGTCTGTATCGGAAAACTGTAAATGGAGGATACGAAACGATTTCAAGCAAGGGATAATGCCTATGAGCCTCAAGAAGCTGTACGGATATATACGGACAGAGGATGGAGGTTTTGAAATTGTAGAGGAAGAAGCGGAAGTAGTCAGATATATGGCGAATAGGTATTTGGATGGACTTGGGTTTGACCGAATTGTCAGAGAATTAAATCAAATGAAGTTAAAAGCACCATGTGGTGGTATGTGGCATTATTCGATTGTCAGAAAGATTCTACAAAATGAAAAATATATGGGAGACCTTTTACTTCAAAAAAGCTTTAAAGCGGACCATATAAGCAAGAAAAAGGTTGAAAACACAGGTCAGCTTCCAAAGTATTATGTGGAAGATAATCATCCGGCCATTATACCACGAGAGATTTTTCTGGAAATACAGGCAGAAATAAAACGCCGGGCAAAAGCGAATAAACCAAATAGTCAAGGAAAAAATTATCCGTTTACAAAAATGATACGCTGCGAAAACTGCGGAGCATACTATCAAAGGAAGGTTAGCCACTGCTCTGACAAACATCGCAGGGTGTTTTGGAATTGTGGTACATTTTTAAAAGTAGGAAAATCTTTATGCTATACAAAGTCAATTCCTGAAGAAGAACTATACAAACTTTCCTGTGAGGTTCTCGGAATTAAAGAATTTAATGAAGAAATATTTAAGGAAAACGTTAAAGAAATAACAGTGCCAAAGCCGAATACTGTTACATTTGTATTTTATGATGGCAAAACGATTACAAAAGACTGGCAGGATAAAAGCCGTAAATGGACGGATGAAATGAAAGCTGAAAACTATGAAGCCTTAAGGAGGAACAGGAAATGAATGTGAGAGTTATTCCGGCAATACCTAAATTCACAGTAGTTGAAGATACGGTAATAAAAAAGAAAAGAGTTGCAGCCTATGCGAGAGTGTCAACTGACAGTGAAGAACAGCAGACAAGTTATGAAGCTCAAATTGATTACTACACAAAATACATAAAGGAAAAGGAAGAGTGGTCATTCGTAAAAGTGTTCACCGATGAAGGCATATCGGCAACAAATACTAAAAAACGAGATGGTTTTAACGATATGATAAAAAGAGCCTTAAATGGTGAAATAGACCTTATCATAACAAAATCTGTTTCAAGATTTGCAAGAAATACTGTGGACACATTAACTACGATACGAAGTCTCAAAGAAAAGGGTGTGGAGGTATTCTTTGAAAAGGAGAATATTTATACCCTTGACAGTAAAGGAGAATTATTAATCACCATAATCGGCTCTTTAGCCCAAGAAGAAAGCCGAAGCATTTCGGAGAATGTAACCTGGGGACAAAGAAAAAGGTTTGCAGATGGAAAGATAAGTCTTCCGTATAAGCGTTTTCTTGGTTATGAAAAAGGTGAAAACGGATATCCCAAAATCGTGGAAAAGGAAGCAAAGATTGTAAGAGAAATATATGATATGTTCTACTTTAAAGGTAAAACACCGACACATATTGCTAAATATCTCACAGAGAAAAATATCCCCACACCAGCCGGAAAGGAAGTGTGGCAGGCAAGCACTGTTGAAAGTATCCTCACCAACGAAAAGTACAAAGGTGATGCTCTTCTGCAGAAAACCTTTACAGTGGATTTCCTCACGAAAAAGAAAAAGGTAAACGAAGGTGAAATTCAGCAGTATTACATTGAAGGTAGTCATCCTGCAATAATATCCCCTGAATTCTTTGACCTTGTGCAAATAGAACTTGAAAAGAGAAAAGGACAGAAACGGAGTACAGCCGGAGTTTTTGCAAGTATGCTAATTTGCGGAGACTGCGGTAATTTTTACGGCAGTAAGGTGTGGCACAGTAACTCCATATACAAACGAACAATATGGCAGTGCAACAGGAAATTCAAAAACAAAGATAAATGCACAACACCGCATTTTACAGAGGTACAGTTAAAAGATGAATTCATAAAAATGTTCAATACAATAATCGGAAACAAAGATGCGTTAATATCAACGGTGGAAATAGCAATTAAAACAATTTCTGACACCAGTAAAATTGATAAGAAGATATCTGTGTTACAGGATAGCTTAAAACATTCTGCAGAACAGATAAGATCCTGGGTAAATGAAAATGCTCACAGAGAAATGAATCAAGCGGTATATGAAACTGAATACCAGGAACGAACCGAAAGGTATAAAAAGGTGGAAGAAGAGGTTTCTGACCTTGAGCGAGAAAGAGCACTTATGCAGAATAAATACAAAGAGGCTTGTAATGCATTAAATATATTAAAAGAAACTAATGCTCCTATTGAGGAATTTGATGAAAACTTATTCTTTGGCTTAATTGAAAACATTACGATTAAAACCAAAGAACTACTCATTTTCAATTTCAAAGACGGAACAGAAATAAAATGGAATATTGATTAATAATCAAAAGCTGGACATCCAAATCAAATATGGGTGTCCAGCTTTTTTTGTTTTTGTGTACAACTTTTTTGATTAGTGTGGTGTAAAGTATCATTATTTTAGAGGGGGGTAAAGGGGGTAAAAAAACACAAGGG